CCAGCTCTTCATCACAAAATAATTGAATAGAGTTATAAAGTATAAAGTTATAAAGTGTGAGGAGTGCATTCTTTATGCATGCACCCAATCTTGCCCTACGACGTGCGTAGGGCGTGCCAGGGGAAGGGTTTATCTTCACCTGGCGTGTGCCCTTGATGGGGCACGTCGTTGGGACAAAATTAGAAAAACTGGGCCGTTCACGCGGCAAAATAGTAAAACCGTGTATCTCAGTGCGTGAAAACTGAGCATTCCAACCTACATTAGAGCTTAGGTTGGGCCAGCTTGTTTGAAGAGCTGGTGACACCACGAACGATGTCAGATGGGAGAGACTTCATTAAGGAGCGAAGTTCCTCTCCGGCTGTTGACTTGGGATCCTTGAACACACCGGGGTCATAGTATGTTATGCGGTGAGGGATAGTGGGCAGTCCGACTGCGAAATCGTCTGCGAGAGAGTGGAGACAGACCGAAGGGTCGCCTGCGTCGAGAAGAACCACGGGGGGCATCTTCTCAACGTCTTGGGGAAGAGTCGAGTCATGGAGGGCAAAGGGGTTGTCTGACTTATAAGGGACAGTCAAACAAATGTCTTGATTGCCGATGACAGCTTCCTTCCATACTCGATAAGGAGGCTTGGTAAGGTAAGTGTCCACTCCGGCCATCCCTGCTGAAGGGGCATAAGGAGAGGCAGCGGCATAGGCGTATGAAAGCACCCCATACGCTGGTTCCTCACCCATGTAGCGTATGTTCACACCACCGCGGACTACTCGAAAGGGCTCGAGCAATTTGGTGATGTAGGAAGGACCCGAGTAAATCACGTCAGGACGATTGGGATTGGCGGAGACGTACGCGAAAGCGCACTCGCACTCAATGTGGCCCAACTCCATGAGGTTGGTCTCAGTCTCACTCTTAACCCACCCTTGCTCATAGGACGCAAGGGCAGGATGAATGGGTTGAAACTTGGTGGAGAAGGACTGCATAAGTGATTGTTTCTTCGGGGGAGTGACTATCTCGTTAACTTGTGTGCGTAAGAGGTAGCCAGTGTAATCCTTAAAATCGAAGTCGTCGTCGGCAGCAATGTACACGCTGTAATAGATCTTAGCGTGATCCACGTCAGGCGTGGAAACTGCGGGGTTGACAACCGTGATCTGGAGCGAGGACATGAAAATGCTCGGATCGATAGTCAGCAAGGCAGGGTCGCGCAAGCCGACAATGGGAGCCCAAGCTGCAGGGTAAAGGAAAGGAAAGGACTTTTTCCACGTGGTATTGCCACGGATCTCGAGGACCTCGGAGATTCTGTTTCCCGCGCTTGATTCGATAGAGGGGGTGGGTTCATAATAAGAGTTGTGAGTGATTCGCAACGTGGCCGTCGTGTACTGGGCCGTGTTGAAAACGATCATGACTTTGAAGCCACCGCGCCAATACTGGAAGAACTGAGAGTAGTAGGCTAGCATCCCAGGATACCAATAATTGTTGTCGGTAAAAGCGAGAGAAGGCGTCAATGGGATGACGCGAAGGACGGTTTCTGAGGTCGCGGTTTCATCGAATGAAAAGGTGCGGAGCCAGGCAGGCATCTTGATGAGCTCGCGAATATCCGGTTGTGTGAGCAACGGATGATTCGGCATAGCATTTGAGGCATCTTGGTGCAAGCCGAGGCGTTCGTGGATGGTCAATCCTGAGCCTTTCGCCATGTAACGACGGGCGCTTTGGCTGGTAGGAGTGATGTCCTTGACAGAAGCCGGCTTTGAAAGGCCGATGGACTTAAAGAATGGCGCGGCTGCGCCTGCGATCGCTGCGAATGGGGCAAACTCAGCGAGAGGGGAAACCGCGAGAACAGGTGCAAAGCTTGACGCAGTGTCGAGAAGCGAGGAAATTACTCCTGCTTGGGACTTGACTTGCGCCTCAGCCTTGCCCTTACCAGATTGCTTCTTGGGGACGTCATTCTTGGCAGTTAAGCCTTTGACAAGGTGGCGGATGAGCTTAGCGGATGCGTCAGTCTCTCCGTAACCCGCCAACTCAATGTTAGTGAGATTGGCGAATATGGAGACACTGATAGGGGCTGGCTCTTCTCCACTCAATTGCGCGAGTGGGGCGCGTACAATGAAGAAGACTGTACCGATCTCGTGCGTAGCACCCTCAATAGGATCAAAGGGGGTGATGGGCAGTCGATGGAGTTCCATCTCAAGTGACTCTTGGCCTCCGGGTTCAAGGAACATGGCACCGGGGTGAGACATAAGTTGGAATGGATGAGTCTTGTCAGTGACGGCATGCCCACATCGGGGAACGAATACCACACCGAGTGAGCCGAAATGAAAGGGAGTCGCGTTGATCTTGACCCTCATCTTCACATCGGCTGCGAAGTAGCGATACTCAGTGAGTTTCATAGCAATGTTGGGAATGTTGAAGAGGGCGATGGGAAAGGAGATCGAATAAGGAACACCTCCAATCGGGGTAGCTGATCCCCAGTCAAAGGTCGCGACGCGAAAGTTGTTCTTGAGAGCGTCAGGAATGGGACGGGCGTCGTAACCTGCATTGGGGCGGGCAAATGGCGAACGAGGAATGGGCTCAGATGATGAGACGCTTGTGGGGGCAATCTCTCCGAACCCAGTCAGGTTGGTCGTCGATGATACGGGCGAGGAAATGGAAATGGTCGAGGGGTTGTCGTTGATTTTTTCGCTTGTGCTATGGTCATTCTGTGGAGCAGCACGAGGCATCCACAGGGGGTCGAAGTTCTTTATCGGGCGGTAGTTCCAGCCTGATAGAACTCTGCCAGCAGCGTGCACTCGTTAGGTTGAGGAACTTGGACTAAAGAAAGTTTTAACGAGGAGGGATCACACTAGCAGAGGGAACCTACGATGGCGGTTTTCCAATTGCCGCCAAAGAGGCAGTTTTAACTCGTGCCTAGGAGTTTTGGGTGGTGCCTTACGGGCACCAATCAAGCTGACGGATCGTCAGCCATAATCTTCTGGAGCACTTGTTGAGCATGCTCCTTGAAGTTGTTGCTCGGGGGCGTAATACGGCGGAACATGAGCTGGTACTCGTCGTATGTGTGGGCAACCCACGGGATGTTCTTAGCGAAAGAGGCTTTCTTAAGGTCAGCTTCAAGCTTGTCGAACTTCTCGCGTGGGTGGTGGGCGGCTTCCATGAGGGCAGCCGCAACGTTGTTGCGCGTGATCTTGGGGTTTTGGCCTGGATCTGTGCACCAAAGCACCATGTCGGTGATGACGGTCCATTCTAGCGGGGCGTAGACGTGGATATCTCCTCCGGGTAAATCGCGAACTGCTCGGAAAGCTCGCTTAAGAAAGCTTCCTTGGGCAAGGAGAATGGAATCTTTGAACTTCTCATTCTTCTTGCCACCAGCGGGAGTGAGCTCTATGTGGAAGAGCTTTTTCCAGTAGTAGCAAGCTGAGTTGGCGTTGAACCATGGGAGGACTTCATCGGAGACGGTCATGAGAGCGTCGTCTCCGTGGTAAGCATCTTCGACGTTGGCGCGCTTGTGGCGAAGAATGTCGCGGGTTAGGACTCCGTGTTCGCGCGCAGCCACCATGTAGACGATGGCCCACCTCAGATCGTTGATGAGGCAGTTGAAGAGAGTGGTTATAAAGTTTCCGCTCTTAATCTGTGATGGTGTGAGGTACAACATGTTGAGAATAAGGACGTAGGCTTGGAAACAACCCATCCCGGCTGCTCTGAAGTGCTGGCAAAGTTTCTTGGGGTCAAACCAACCAGCAGAACGATCAATAATGTCGAGGGTCTTGAGGTAAGCTTCGACTGCATCTTTGACGATGAAGATAGGAACGCGGGATTCTTGCGTGTTGTCCCACCTTCTAGCGTCAGTCTCAATGGCATTCGGGTGCTTAGAGAGGCGGCGGTGAAGTTGGCCCCACATAGGGGAGTGGGGGTCAATGCCAATAGTTAGGCGTGATGTTGCGTCAGCAAGGGCGGCTTTCATTAAATCTTGATAAAAGCATTGTCCGTAGACTTGGAAGTCGACGGGGCCGCCGAAGATGGAGCGAGAGTTCGCTTCAAAGACTTTAGCAACGGGTCTGCGCTCAACTTTGATTGACAAAGCGTAAATGGGCATGTATTGCCCTCCTTTCTCATTTTCTTGAACAATTCGCTTAAGGCGATCGAGGAAGAGGGCAAGTGTTTCCCCACGGGCTGGGAAAATTCGCTTTCGCGAGGACATCTCGGGTATAACCGTAAACGGGTAACCTGGGGAGGCGTCCATGCGAATTGGATCCACGGATAAAGCGGGAACTCCGTAGATAATGTCTTCTGGATGGTAGATGTGGTACTTGGCGTGGACGGGTCGGGGCCATTCCATATGCCAATTGCTGAAGACATCAGAAAGCACGGCTGATGGAAATAGGGGCGGGTCGAAAGACAACTTTGTCTTAATGACGTCGAGAGGGGAGACTGCGTTGTTAGACGTGTACTCCCCGTCATAGATAACTCCTTTAGACTTCCAGTTTTGGTCAAGTTGGAAGGGAACGATCTTGTGGACGACTGATGGGAGAGTTGTTGTCTTGTAACCGAGCTCGTATAGTTCGGGAGCGATGACCGATGGCGTTATGGGATTGTTGCGTGGGAGGGAACCACCTTGTTTGATGGTGGCTTCCGGAACGTAACCTTCACCAATGTACGGTGGTGTAGCTTCGAGGCGATCAAGTTCGATCGGAGTAGAGAGGGGGATTTCATCTTCCAAGTAAGGGAGCATCTTTTCGTAAACGAACGGGAATGCGTAACCCTTGCGAGAGTTTCCTCCTGAGTGTCCTCCGACCAATCTTGCTTGGAGACGCGTGTTCTGCGTCATCCATATACCTCCGGAGTCACCTCCGTGGGTTCCTCCTTGAGAGGAACACCAGTAGAGCATCGGTTGGGGCTGGAGCGGATGGTCTGCGATGTAGGGATCGCAGAATTCGAGTTTGGCGAAACCAAGTGGGTAGGTTGTGAACGTGCCCATCGAGGTGCGGGTAACGAGGAGTATTTGGTCAACCTCCTTGTTAGACTCGACGACTTCCTCCTTTGGTAAGTGAGGGAGGATACTGTGGTGCTTAGGAACTGTTAGCGGAAACTTGACTGCACAGCCTTCTGTGTCAAAGAGGGCAATACTCACCTCAGAGTTCATGACTCTGAGCGTGTGGGTACCTGCTTCATCACGGACGAGAATGGACTGTCCGGAGGGGTACTTCTTCATCACTGATGCTACATGTTCGGCAGTAACAGCGATGCGACCTGCAATGAAGAGGACCTGGCCGGTCATGGCGCATGATCCATCTCCAGAGCAAATCGTGATGTGGTAGAGATTCTTTCTGAAAAGGTCAATGTAGGGAATGTCAGTTGACAGGTACTGCTTCTTAGGCGGTTCCCCACCTTGCCATTTGGGAGCGCTCTCGATGCGTTGTAACTCGCGTTCGATAGCGTTCTCTCGGCGGATCTCTTCCTTGAGTTCTTTCTCTTCTTGTTTCTTTCGCTGAGCCTCTTCGCGCTTGTCTTCTGCGCGAGATTGTTGCTCAGGCTTCGTGAAGTGTAAAACGACTCCGGTAATGGCAGCGACTGCAGCTACGACGCCAATAGATCCGAAGATGGCTTTCCACTTGTTGTCTTTGATTAATTGCGTGACGCGTTGAATGGTGTCGACGCACAACCGTTTGATCAGTGCTGGAATGTCAATGACAGCTGTCGCGAATGCAGTAGGCAATTGGCGAAGCTTGTTTATGAACTTGGTGTATGATTCAACGGTGTGGGTCTTAGCGGTAGCAAGCGCGTTAAGCAATTTGGTCTTGGAACGAATGATGAAGCTTGTGAAAGTCGATCTAACTTCAGTGGAAGAGTTGAAAACTGCTTGTTGCGTTTCGGCGAGTTTGTTTTGGAGTTCAGGGATGTGGAATCTTCTAGAAAGTGATTCCCAGAAACTCCTGTCTCTCTTGTGCGCTTGATAGTCTTCGATAAGCTGCTCAAGGTCGGCGATTGCGTCGTCAGTGATGTCTTGATGCTCTGATTTGAATTGAGCGTTTCCTTGTTTAGAGGTAACGCCATAAACTTCAGGGGCACCATTGGTTCGAAGTGATTTCTGAGTTGATGTTGCGACTTGATTGACGAGCAGTTGGACTGACTCGGGGGCGAGCGTCGGGTTAGGGACGTGGGGCTTTTCGTTGGCGTGGCGCTGATAGCGATCGTAAAACCCTTTCATAAGAGGGGCAATGTCCTGAGCTGCGATGTTGGCGATGAACTTGCCAAAGCCATCGTGTAGCTTGACAACCCAATACTTAGTGTAATCAGGATGGTATGGGCTCAATCCTTCATACTCGGGGTCGTTTGAAATCTCAAGCAACAAATCGCGACGGCGATAATATGCTGAGGGCTCAACGAGGTTGATTCGTGAGGGGCTGTCATCACCGTTGCGGGTGATATAGACGGCGTCGCATCGGAGGTAGTGTTTGGCTTTATCGGAGACGCCTGAAAAGTTCAAGTGATAGGGGGCATTGTTGCAGATCTTGATGATCTCAAGTGCTTCACGCATGCGGACGGAAATTTCCAAGGACTGGAGGAAATCGTCGTAGCGGACATACTTGTGGTCTTTGAAACCATCCCAGAATTCCAATTCGGCGTGGCGATCAAACACCATGCTTGTTTGGTATTCGGGGAGGTTTTCATCTTCCTTGCGGAGGATGTTGTGGAACTGTTCTGCAACTAGCTCACAAAGAGTGGTCTTGCCTGTTCCGGCTTCACCAAAGAACTCGACGCACACGGGGCGTGGTCGGGTCTTGGCGGTCATGACTGCTTCTTCGCACTTAAGCTTCCAATCGGTAATTGTGGGCAACCGAGAGAGAAAAAGTGTGTTGAGGCGGTCTGGAACGACTTTGAAAAATGAGATTCTGAGGGCTTCGTACTCCTTAATGACTGACTCAACTTGATGTCTGAATGAGGTCGAGCTGTAAAGTAATCGGGTCATGTCGGGAGTGTCTTCGAGCTTCTGAATCTTCTCGAATAAAGGTGTAAGTTGCTTGTGATATATAGCTTCCTTGGGGCTGATGTAGGGCTTGCCTGTGGCTTTCTCGTAGACAAATTCGGCAACGGTTGAAACGATGGGGCCGAAAATGTCAAAGAGAGACTTGGCATCACGGACAGTTGTGGCAAATCCGTGAAAGGAAGTTGTCACGTCGCGGACGGTTAGGGCAGCGATGTCATCGACGAGAGAAAGTGTGTTCTTGCCTAGCGTTTGCATCCCTTCTTCAAGGGAGCGAACGACTTTGGCTTTGATCTTAGCAGTCTCGTCAGTAAATCCTTGCTTAACTGGGCGGTCGTCATGCGAGGATTCTGCTTGTGATGTGGCTTTAATCTTCTCGGGGAGTTTTCCTTTGCCAATTACTCTGAACTTATAATTAAACCATTCCCAGTCGTCCTTAGTAATGAATCGGGCGTTTGGGGAGGGTAACTGTTCGGGGAACTCTGACTCAAGGCGTAAGCCAAGAGAAAGCGCGAAGGTAAGGTAGTCATCTGCCGAGTCGGATTCGATATGCGATCTTATCCTGTAGAGAACCGTTTGAAAGGTGCTTGCGATCATGTCTGAATCATTGGGGACATCCTTCATGTAAATAGAGAAGGCTGTCATGAGTCGGGCATATTCGCGCGAAGTGACTTGGGGCTGAGCATTGATCCAATAACACTCTTGTGACAATTGTAGCTTGTTGAGGTCATGGTTTGAGTAGTCTTGGATATCGGGGCCATACTCGCGATTGACATAGGCCGAAGGGGGTGTATAACTCCCCTCTTTGTCTTGCGCGAGATCGTCGACGATCGTAGCGATCATGTTGACGGAGGCAAGGCCAGTCGCGAAAAGCGACATGCCAGCAACTCCGCCAAGGACAGTGGCAACGCTAAAGCGGGTGACGAATCCAACGAAACTTGAGGTTTCGAAGGTTATCACCCACCAAAGCAATGCGAGGATAGCGGCATCGAGCAGGAGCAGACCTGCCGTGACGAAGATTCCATGGTTCTTGAGATAATCGACAACGTTCTTGAGGAAGGTGAGAGCATTAGTAGCTAGGTCGTCACCTTGCTTGGTAACTCTGTCGAGTTGTTCTTGGAAGTAAGTGAGGGCTTCGTAGACGGCGGGGTTCGTCTCGCGGGGCATGCTTGCGGTGATCGTTTTGTAGAGATCTTCGATATCGGGCACGTCGTCGCGGGGCGAAATGTTTGGGGTCTGAGGAAGGGCGGGAGCAACCTTCTCCATCTTGCGGCGGATAGCACGAAGAGTGTCGCGAGAGGGCTGCCAGATCGGATCTTCATAAGGGGGAGGAAGATCACGGCCGGGCTGCTTCGCTGGTTTGGGGGGGCGCGCTGAAGCGGAATTATCAAAACGGGTCTGCTTAGGGAGCTTCTTCGTGGATCTGCGTGAAATGGTGTGCGGAATGTTTATAACGGGAACTTCCGGCTCCTGGGGGCGCTTGCGGCGCTCATCTTGTGGCCGAGGGATATGATCCAGAGCAGCCAAGTGATGTTGCGATGCTTGCACAATGGTGGGTAGCGGGTTGAACGCAGACGTGTAATAGTTCTGAACGTCTGCGTACCACTGTGTGCAATACTGATCGTAAATTCGCTTGACATCAACGTACTTGGTTGACTTTCCTTTAATCATTTGTTGAAGCTTGGTGTTAGTCTGGAAGTCAAAGCTGCGTTGGTACGCTGAAATGAGGAACTTGAGTGCGTCCGTTTGAACGACGCATGACTGCTTTGCGAGGAATGCAGTGGAGTTATCAATCTCGCGCTCATTGAGAGCGCGGGCATAAAAACTCTGCAGGGTAGGCGGGAGCAATCGGCGTGGGGACTTATTTGGTCTCGTGAGCCCAGGCGCGGGGGCCTCTTGAGGAAGGGCTGAGGCGATAGCTGTTTCTGATGCGGGCGAGCGGGATTCGGTTCGGTCCTGCTGAGGCACCGCAGAGGTGGTCTCTGACTCTGCGACACGTTTGGGCAAGTGCGAAGAGGAGGGAGTAGACGCAGCGGCTTTAGGCCGAAGCATCAATGATGCAGTTGTAGACGTGATTGGCTGCATTGTGAATTGCTTGCATTGTTGTTGGGACGTGGTTAGGGAGTTTCCTTGCGGCTGTACGGTAAGGTCAATCGAGCTCATCCTTGGAGAGCTGAAACGAAAATTGATCTCGTAAAATCAATCAACGTCCCTAATGGTAGCACCCTTACTAGTCTCGTAAAACTAGGAGGGTACTGAAGTTATCTTCTACGAACCGAGCTCGTAAACTCGGCGAGAAGCCTTTGGCGTGGGTCAACAGGGCGAGACTCGAAAATCAGGCCTGAAGCAAAACTTAATAAGCACAATTTAAAATCGTGCTGTTGGGTTTTGG